TTACTGCGGCCTTTAGCGCAACAAGCCCTTTGGTGATCAGAATCACGCCGGAATACGCTGCCACGAAAGCTAGGCCACCGGCGATAACTGCACGGTCTAACGCTGTGAAACTGTTGACGGTATCGGTGACGTATCGAATGCCTTTAGTGACTTCGTTCAGAAACGCGGTGAACGTCGGCAAAATGTTTTCGCCGATTGCGATTGCTAGGTCTTGTGCCGCTCCGGACATCTGCTGATAGGATCCGGTAAAGGTCTTGGATAGCCTGTCGGTCATCCCAGCAAACTTGCCAGTTCCGGAAGTCGCATTGATAAGTGCCTCTTGAAGCAAGCTAAATGGGATTTGCCCTTGCTCCATTTTCTTAAATAGATCCGAGATACTTTCGCCCGTAAGATCGCTGATCGCCTGCAATGCTCCAAATCCGGCCTCCTTCATTTGGTTAGCTTCGGTGGCCATCAATCGACCAGCGGCGTTAGCTTGGCCGAATGCCAACGCAAGCCGCTTAAATGCCTCTTCGTTGCCGCCAGTAACGTCGGCAAGTCGCTTGGCCATATCGACGGCCTGCTTACTCGACACGTTGAACATCAACAGCGTCTTAACGCCAGACTGCACCCCGGTTAGCGACAACGGAGACGCCGCCGCAAGCTTCTTCATGTCGGCAATAATCCTTGCCGCCTCGCCTGCGGATCCCGTTAGCACTTCAAACTGTATTGACGCTGCCTCAGCATCGGCCGCGATCTTGACGATAGAGCGGCCAGTCTGTAGCCCGATATAAGCCGCGGCCAGCCGCTTCACATTGGCAAGCATTCCGCCCATCGTCGACTGATCTTTTTTTGCCGCTTCATCTTGCTTGCGAATTAGGTCGTCATAGGATTTTCCGATTTGCTGGACGCCGCGAATGTATTGCTCAGTGGTGATCTTGTTGTGGGAATATGCCGCGTCGAGTCGAGTCAACGATTGCTGGTATCGCTCGATCGGTGTTTTCGATGCCTCCATGACTTGGTTCACGGTTCGCATCGTCGACGACATTCGCTTGCCGGCTTCGTACACCTCCGAAGCGTCAGTGGCGATGCGGATATTTAGGGCAGTTATGCTGGTTGTCATTTTCTGCCCCATTTAGCCGCGAAGGCTTGCTCGGCGGCCTTGATGCTGTTCGTGTTCGTTGGCGATGGCGGCTGGTGCCAATTGGCTGGCATGAAGTCGGCAACCCGTAGCGGCGGCTTAGGCTTTATGCCATTACTGGCCGCTATCGTTGCGCCAAGTGCGGACAACTGTGCAGACTGAACCGCGTCGCGTTCGCATTCCCTGCCCCACGGCTCCAGCATGTAAAAAGCCTCCCAAAACGCTAGCGTTCTTTGCGAGACGTTCGCCAACCACGCCTCCGGATCATCGATTCCGAGCGCTAAGCAGACTCGACCGGCGAGTCTTAGCGTAGCGCTCCTCGTTAGTTTCCCAGCATCGCCTCGACGGTTACCGCGTCCCTGTCGGTTAGCCGCCTTGCCGCCTGTGCGATCTTCTGGAAGACTCCGCCATCAAGCTTTGCGAGCTCTCCGGCTTCGTCGTCGGTTAGCAACCTGCCGCCTTCGTCGTCGACAAGTGCCATTGCGACGTAAAGACGTTCGGCTGCCATCAAGCCCGCTTGTGACACTTGGCCCTTCTTGTCAAGCATCATCAAATTATGACGGGCGATTTCTTCCTGTGTCAGGCTTTGAATCCGCACCTTAGCGCCGTCGCCCAAGTCGACAACGTCAAAGCGTCGATTGCAAAACCCCAGCAGTTCATTCTTCGTCAGGCTCATCGTTCTCTTCCTTTTCTTGCTCCGGGTACAAAATGCTCGGCGGTACTGACTCGATGCGGCTTTGCCTTTCGCCGCGGATCCGCGCCACTTCCGCACAAATGGCGGCTCGGTCCACTTCATGAAAGTGCTCAAAAAAAGACACGTGCTTGCCCTCCTTCGGCACCCATCCGCAATGGGATCCGTTGACGACCAACGCCCACTGCGGAAACTCAATTGCTTCACCCGTAAGCGAATAGCTCGCTACGTGTGGCAATAGCTCGACTTGTAGCTTGCTCATGTGTAGCTAGGCCCTGTCGCTCCATCAAGCTTGATCGTCAGCGTGCCCTGACTGATCTGATTGTTAACAAAAGTCGGGTAGCCCTTTTCGGTAACAAAGCCGGTCCCGCTTAGGCTTCGTGCCGTTGTGGCCGTTCCGTCTTTGGGAAATGTAAGCGTCCATGTGTCCTTCGCGCCGATCGCCGGCGGGTTCGTGTTTGTCCAATTGATTGTGACGCTGATTTCTGGCGTATCGGCCAAGTCGCCGACCTGATAGCGCATGAAAGTAGTCGTCTGACCAAGCGTCGAAATGTCGAGAGCCTCGATTGACTCGCTACCGCCGCTGATTTCAACGATGTCGAGTGCTGCGGTGTAGGTCGTTGCGGTAAGGGTTGCCCCACGTCCTGCGATTGGCATGTTAAACAGCCTCCAAGTAAGTTAAGGAATAATCCTGTGACGAGACGTAACGAAGTTCGTGTGTGCCATCTATTGGCGATTCTGTGAAGTCATTTCGGCCGCTTGCAAGCATCACGCATCGGAAGTTAACGCCCGAGTAGACGCCCAGCATGTCGAGCACGCCGCATGTGCGAATAGCTTCGCAAATGGCGGTACATGCCGTTCGGCTTGCTGCGTATGCCCTTACCTCAACAATCGCCTCTGCCATCCCGGCTTTGCTGCCGTTTATGTTCTCATGGTGTAACGTGCTTATGCGGTGATAGGTCACCGCTGGCATCGTTGTTTTTTGCAATAACTCATCCGGAATCATTCGGTCGCCGATCAGTGCGGAAACTCCCGCTTGAGCGACTACGAAAGCCCGAAACGCTGTCCCTGCGTCAGCCAAGTGTAAACCTCCGGGCCATATTCCTTTTGATCGCTCGACGCATCGCTGTTACCAGTGCCCGGATCTGTTGTGGTCGCGTCTGGTGCGAAGCGTCTTCAAGGAAGCGATTAGTCTTTGGGTTTCTGTTGGCCGGACTAAATGGAACTTTGCCCCAAAACTTTTGGTACTTTGTGTTTCCGGTGGTACTTCGAACGTTTGGCGAAATAAAATTGACTTTGTTGCCCCACGGTCGCATTGGGCCAACCATTACGGAAACGACGGTTCCCATCATGTCGTCCAGAATTTTAGAAGTGATGTGATTCTTGAGCCTGTAGGGATACCATTTCTGCCGAGATTCCCCGTACTGCTTGTTACTAGTTCCTGTTTTTCGCCCGTTTGGTGCGATTTGCTTGGCCTTCTTTTCAACAACGGCCGCGGCTGCTGGCAAGCCGTGAGCGGTAGCGGCTTTTCGCACTTCGTCTGGCAATCCGTGCGTAAGTCGATCGATCAGTTTTTTGTCAAACCCGACAATGACTCCAAATCGTGCTTTTGTTTTTCGCGGTGCCATTATTTAATCACCTTACAATGACAATCTAAATAACGGTCGCGGCCTTCAATCGGTTGCACAAAAACAATCCCGTATGCTTGGCCGCCATATAGGATCCGATGCTGCGGTGCGTATTCGTCGCGATACCGAACCGTGAATATGGCGTTGATCCCTTCGTTGACTTGCGACCCGCGAAATACTTGGCCGCCGCTCACCGCGGCATAATCCGCCGGCTCGCTTTGGTATACCGTCGTCCAAGTTGCGATCGGCTGCCCGGCCGCGTCAACAGCGTCGACGTGCTTCTGTAGCACTACGCGGTATCGCATATTTGCGACACTGAAGCGGCGTGGCCTTCCGCTCATGGGTAGCTACTCCGCATATATTGGCGGGCCAAATCGTCGTAATGCCGCAAATCATAGAGGCCGTCGTTGTCTCCGGGATTCTTGTCGAAGTAATAAACCACAAGCGAAAGCATTGCCGCCTTGGCCATCGCCGGCACTTCGAGCGGATCGCTATTGCCTGCCGTAAAATTCACCGTCACCGCGTCATAGCGTGCGGACGTGTCGGGCCATTCTTGCTCGTAAGCAAGCCGCACGACGTTGTCATAATCATCGAACACGTAAAGCGATGCCGATGCCGTTTGCGTCGCATTGTTCGCATCGAAATAGGTGATCGATGAAACGGCAGTAACGCCAAGCGGTAGCAACTCCAGCGGATCCGAAAACGCATCGAACACTTGCCGAAACGTTCCGGCCGTTGTCGCCCGCTGCGTATCGCGTTCCCACTTTTCGCGTGCCGCCTGAATCAACAGCGTTAACCTCTCATCGTGCGTGCCGTCGCCGGTGCCGATGTTCAATGCCTGCTTGGCTTGCAACAGGCTCACCGGCTCGCTTGTCGGCTGTGTCAGTCGCTTCCATTTCGGGATTGTCAATTCCATCTTTTACGATCTCACAAAAACCGCGGCGTGTCAGTAGGTCGGCTTGTCCCCAGGTCATCAAATGGCGTTGATCTTTTCGAATCAAAAACCAATCCCGAAGAAAAACGACCGTAACGTAGCTAGGAGGCGCTGTAACCATTCATTGCCCGCCATTCCTTCGGGTATAAGTGCTTAACCTGCATCTGTTCGTCGAAAACTGTGATCATTTCTTCCATGTGCCCGATGCTGCATCCCGGATCCATGTAGAGCGAATTTCCGGCTTCGCCCCATGCTTTCCAAAACGAAATATCTGCGTCGATCTTGTCTGTGTGCGTCCACGTTCCATCCGGTCCAGGTCGATCAGCAAACCACGGAAGCGGAACCATTGCAAGCTTCCGCATGTCTAATACGGTCAGCCCAAAGTGTGCCGTTGACGCCTTAAAAGGTTCGCCGGTGATCCTCAAGGTCTGTTCACCGCAACTTGCCAACGGGTAGTGGCAACCTCGTTTGCACTGCAACGCCGCCAGTGCATCGATGCCGCTATCCGGCCGCGCAATTACGCCAAGCAATCGCTGGATATGCTTGGCCGTAAACATGCTGTCTCCGTCGACCGTGATCGCGTAATCAATGCCGTACTTCAAAGCGTCGTGCAGCATGTTTTGCATACACTGGCCGTAAAATACGCCGCCCGAAACCTGCATCGGTATCCCAACTGCCTGCAATGCGATCTCGATGTGGTTTCGTGTCATGCTGTTTTCATAACGGGCGGCCGTCATGAACGCATGGACTTTTACTTTTGTTTCCATTCCCATTTGCTCCGGGTATTGGTTTGATTAGCTCAAGACTGCACCGCCACCAACATCGGCGACGGCACTTGGCCTGATTTCCTTGTCTTCCAGTGCGACGCCGCCATAGATAACGGTATCGTTGGTGGTCGTGCCTGGAGTGACTTTGACCCGCACGTACCGCTTGACGCTTCCGTCAAGGTTGACATGCGAAACGCTGATCACGCCAGCAGTACCACGGCTGACGCTTCGATTCAACGCCGCGTCGAAGGTCGCGAACGCGGTAGCTGCGTCCGTGTCGCTGTGCGAAAACTCAAGCGTCGGGCCGGTCGCATTTGTGTTGAGGTTCGCGGAGAAGTTCAGCGACACGCAAAGGTTCTTCGCCCCTAGCGTGTCGATCGACTTGGCCGCGGTAGTGGTGGCCGCCGTAGCCGGTGCAAAAACGAGTTCTTGGTAAATCGGTTGCAAGCTTTTCATATTGTTCTTCCTATCGGTGATTTGTTTGTTTCAAAGGGGCCGGCCAGCATAAGCCAACCGGCCCCAACCCTACCCGGAGCAAGGGAAGGATCACTGCAATTCGATGGCGACCATCGGGCCGGCGTTCGTTGCG